CCTACCAGCGACCCGCCCGCGGTCAAAAAATACCAGCGACCCGCCCGCCGCGGCCGGGCTTGCGGCGCCACCGGTAGCGCACTCGTTAAGTTTGACCGTTCGAAATTATCGCGGGCGCGCTCGTTAAGTTTGACCGTTCGAAATTATCTGAGCAGCGGCAGGGTCAGCACCACCAGCACGCACAGCGCCAGGGCCACCAGCAGTAGCACCCAGGTCGGGATGTCCGGGCGGGTCATGGGCGGTCCAGGTCTTCCGGTGCGATCATCTGTTGGTACCCGGCGTCTTTGCACAGGGCGGCCATGCCGGACAGGTCCAGCGAGGCGTACTGAGCGCACACCGCACGGACCCGGGCCGGGTCGATGCCCGCGGACTGCGACCCGCAGCGGGCCAGCACCAGCGCCGCACCCAGCACCAGGCACCCGACCAGCACCCAGCCCACCGTGACGGTCAGCGTGCGGCGGGGCCCGGTCATCACCATGACCTGGACGGTAACGGGGGTCGGCGGCGTTGCTCCCAGAACGCCACGCCGCGGGCGGTGTTACACGGCCGGCACGCCGGCACCAGGTTGTCCAGGGTGTCCGGGCCGCCGTCGGCCCGGGCGATCGGCCAATGGTCGGCGGTGGTCGCACGGTGCCCGCACCACCGGCACGGGGTGTACCCCAGGTCGGGGTCTTCGTCCCGGGCCAGCACCGCGGCGGTCAGCCGCTGCGCCCGGCGGCCGCCCCAGGCGGGTCGGGGGGCGGTCATCGGCGGTGGTCGGGGCGGCGGTGCCGGCCCGGGCGTTGGTGCCGGCCGCGCAGCCGGCGGGTCACCAGGACCACCACCGCGGCGATCGCCTTGACCAGTCCGACCACGTCGTCACGTCATGTCCCCGGCGGCCCGTTCGGCGTGGTCGGGTTCCCGGAAGAACCCGGGTTGCTCCTCCGGCGCCGGGTCGGGGGCGGGGGCCGGCACCAGGCGGAGTTGGTTGCAGACATGGTCGATCGGTTTGCCGTTCAGCTTCCCCGCGAGCTTCGCGCCGGCGGAGTCCATCGTCAGCCGGGTATCGAGGACCACCGGTATCTCCACCACCACCCCACACTCGGGGCACTGGAGGTTCAGGTGGTACAGACCGCAGCCGATCACCGGCGTCCGCATCAGGTCACCGCCGGTCCCGGGCCCACGCCGCGTAGGGCGGTGTGACAGGGCCGGGGTGCGCGGCATCGTCCAGGGCGTCCGCCAGCCGGTCCGCGAGCGGCGCCGACATCACCAGCTCAATTTCCGGGCCGATGTAGACCCGCACCCGGGCCGGCGCGCCGATCGGCGCCTCGGTCTCCGCGGACACCGCCAGGTCCGGGACCTCTATCACGATCGGGGTCACACGCCGGGTGTAGCACCGACCACCGACACCGGGTCGCGCGCGCGCGCGCGCGCGTGCGCGTGCAGTTGGTCACCTTGCCCGGGGTGCGTCGTGTGCGGGTGGAAACGATCAAGTCAGCGTTAGCGGCGGTTCGGTGGCAACTGAGCGCAGCGAGGGCGGCAGGCCAACTGAGCGCAGCGAGGGCGGAGTGCGCCACCAGCGCCGGGCATCCGCAACTCTGCCGGATCGGGGCGGTGTGCCGGCGGTGAGTGCCGCGGACACCTTCGGCGGCCGATTCTGCCATCCCCCCATCCCCCCATCGTGCCGACTTTGTGTTTGTGCCCCTTCGCATTCCGCGCGCGGGCGCCGGCCGGTGATGCCCCTCTAACGGGCGACGTTAAGTAGGCATACCGTTCGACTAGACGGGCGCCGTCATGCCATATGTGGTGGTGGGCAACGTTTCTGGCGTTGGCCGCGGGTCCGCCCGCCGGTCGGTCAGCCGGGGTCCGCCTGCGACCGGGTTAGAGATGCCTTGCGGCACAACGGGCACGCCGGGGTGCCGTGTTCAGGGCGGAACCGCGCGCCGGCCGGCACGCCGTGTTCGCATTGATCGCGGCCGCCGGTCAACAGCGTGGCGAGGTCGCGGTTGTCATACGCGACCAGCGCGGGGTCGCGCCGCTGGTCGTTGGCAGGGTCGGCGGCGTCGGCCGGCCGGTGTGCCCACACCGCGAGCGCGATCGCGTGTAGGTCGGGATTGCTGAGAAGGTGCGGATCGTCCGACACGTGCGGTGTCCTTCCGGCCATCGGCCGGGGTCCGCCCGTATTGTGGCGAACGGCGACCGCAAGTGAGTGCGGTTGACCGGGGTAGGCGTTGGAAGCGCTGAGCCGGTACGGGCCCGACCGTATGGCGCCACGTGGATGATTCCGTGGACAACACGCCGATACGGTCGGGCCCGTTGTCATTCCGGGGCGGGTGAAGTCATGGGGCGGGCCGATCGGTCGGCGGCGGTCGGGTGAGTGACTGCGCCCCGGAAACCGCCGACCCCCGACAAGGTGTGGGCGGGCCCGGACACACCGCCGCGGTCTGACGGTGTCGCGCTGGGGGCCGAACCTAGTCGGGGAAACCGGGCACCGGCCGGCGTTTACCGATCTTTAACCGATCGGACTACACCGTTGTCATTTGGCCGGGGGCGGTCGGGGTACAGGCAGTGACCCCGCGGTTACTCCGGGGGTCGCGACCACCCCGTTAGCGGAGTGACTGCTAAGCCTGCTAACGGTAAGGGCCCGCCTGGGGTTACACCAGGGCGGCGGTGGAAGAGCGGCGGCGGTGCCGGGGCCCCGGTACGCTGGTCCCTGGACGCGACCGGCCCCTGTGAGTCGCGCATTCCGCCGCCCCAGGCGGGTGGGGGCACCACAGCCAGGTTCGGAAGACACACCCCCGCCGCTCCCCCCGCGGCGGGGGTGTTCCGTGTCCGGGGTGCGGTAGGTTCCGCCGATGACCGAACACTGCCGGCGGTGCGGGGACGCACACAACCCGTGGATGCCGTGCACCACGGCCCTGGTGTTGCGGGCCCGGGGCCGGCCGGGGTGGTGCGAGCGGTGCGGGCATGAACACAGCGGCCCGGGCATGGCGGGTATCTGCATCGGGTGTGCCTGCGGGTGGCGGCCGGGGGTGCCGGACGTGCCGGACCAGGAAGGCCGGTCGGTGGGCGCCTGCGACCTGCGGACCCTGCCGTTGTTCGACGGGCCGGGTGCGGCGTGAGCGACCTGGGCCGCGAGCTGGAAGGGTTCGCGCTGGCCCATGAGCCGGAGCTGACCGCCCGGGACCTGTTCGTCCTGGGGCAGGCGGCCGGGATCGTGGCCCGGGTGCACGCCCCGTATCTGGGGTCCACCTTCCAACCCCGCAAACCACTCACCGACAGTGACCCCGCGGCTACTGTCGGTGACGACCTGTCATAATGCCCATTATCGGCGGCCGCACCCGGCGGGCCCTGCTGCTGCTCCTCGGGGCCCTGCTGGCGGCCCTGAGCGGTCTGCTGGTGCTCTGGGTGTTGTCCCTGCTGGCCGGCTGGCCCGGGACCTTCTAGGGGTGCTCCAGGGCCCACAGCCGGTCATTGGTGACCTTCGCCCACCGTTCCAGGGTCAGTTCGGTCGGGGCGTCCTCCGGGCCGTCCCCGATTTTGAGCGGTTCCTGTTTCGCACCGCGGGCGAAACCCCTGGACGCGAACTCCACTAGGTCCTCATCGGTGTACGGCAATTGGTCCTCCTCGGTCGGTGGGGTGGGGGTCGGGGTGCCGCCGCCGGCGGCGGGCAGCTGCGCGGCGATCGCGGCCAGGTCGGCGGCGTTCACCGCGATCTCGAAGTGCATCTCGTCGTAGCCTTCCAGCCAGTCCACCGCGCCCTGGACTTCGTTCAGGATGGCGTAGATCTGCCCGCGCTGGGCATCGGAGAAGGTGCCGCCGGACCCGTTCGGGTGATCGGGTGCATTGGCGTCCAGCGCGGTGCCGGAGGCGTGGCAGGACAGTTGGGACGGGTTGTTCACGTTGGCCTTGTAGGTGTATCCCCAGCACCAGCCGGACACGATGGGTTCCACCCGGGCGTGGAACTGTTCCATCACGTACCGGAACACGGTGGTCACGTCACCGGTCTTCACCCCGCCCGGGAACCACAGGTTCTGCGCCACGCCGATCGCGGCCGGGTCGGAGTTGGCCGGCCACCCGTTGTAGCTGGTCCCGCTGCTCATTCCCCGCCGCCGTCCGGGTGTTCGGCCCGCCACGCCGCCAACCGGCCCGCCGCGTACCGCTGCGCGGCGTCCCGGGTCAGCACCGGCCGCGGCCCGTCACCGTGCCGGGGGAACTCCCCGCGCCGTTCGGTGAGCACCGGGTGAATCCCCCAGTCATCACCGCCGGTTTCGTCACTCATTTCGTTACACCTTTCATTGGAAGGGGGTGCCCCAGCCCAACGCACACACCGTGATGTCGGTGTTGCTGAACCGGAACGCGTACGGCATGTTCCACCCGTTGGCGTCCATCATGTTGAACAGCGCGGTGTTGGTCCCGCCGGGCGGCACGTAATTCCCCGGGCCCGGCGGGGAAATCCAGCCTGGTTGCGCCGGGCCGCCCAGGAACGTGCCGTAGGACGCGACGGCACCCTGTAACGCGGCGATCCGGGGGAACGTCACGGTGAACTGCCCGGTGGCATACCCGGTGCTATCCGCGCCGACCCGGGCCGTCCCGGTGAAGGTGTCCAGGATGATCCCGGCGCCCAGCGAGGACAGCTGCGAGTCCACCGCCTCCGCGAGCGCGCGGATCGCGTTGGGGGTGTCGGCGTGGATGTTCACCGACCCGGGGAACGGCAGCCCCCGCGGCGTGGTCCCGCCCGGCCGGGTCATGCCCACCCGAACGCGACATAGGGCACCGACGTACCGGACGCCGCGGGTTGCGACCCGTAGAACCGGTTAGCGGTGCCGGTGTAATGCACCGGGCACGTCATCACCTTGACCCACAGCAGACCGTTCGCCAGGAATTGCCGCGGGTGCAAGGACACAAACGTCCGCGGAATGGTGTCCGACGCGTTGGGCGGTGGGAAATTCCGTTGCGCCCCATCGGCCAAGACGAACCCGGTGGGTTGGACAATGGCGCCGATGAGGGTTTTAGCGGTGTGGAAATCCACCACGATATCCCCGTTAATGTCGGTGCTCGAGGTGCCGGTGGTGACATACATTTGGGTGTATCCGGCCAGTTTCGCGTCGGTGGCGTAGGCCAGACTCTTTAACTGGACGTCGGTTTCGCCCAACAGCGCGACGTGCGGCGGGTACGGCAGGGTCATTGCGGGACCCCCCAGGCGAAAATGGAATACTGCATGGTCCCGCCGAACGGTGACACGTTGTACCCGTTGGCCCTGGTGTTCATGTAATCGACGTGCACGGTCGCGGAATTGCCCGGTAACCCGGTGATCCGCGGGAGCAACACCCAAATATCGGCGTTCCCCGCGGTGTTGTTCGCGAACGGTTCGAGCACCAAACCCTGCAATGTGGTGAACGTCGGAAAATTGATTGTCAGGTCCCCGCCGGCATTGGAGGTCAGCGACGGTTGGGACATCAGCAGGGCCCGATTATTCAGCCGGTAATCAATGGCCTGCGCCAGTTCCCGGATATACACATCGACATCGGCCAGGAGGTCCTGCGCGGTGGGGTAGGGCAGCCCGGCCGGGGTGGTCGGCCGCGCCAGGGGCAGCACAATCCCATCGGTGACGGTGTTCGGTTGCGGGTCCATCAGGTCCCCCAGGCCATCCACGAGAGCCCGGAGGTGCCGGTGAACCAGGCGGACACGGAGCCGGCCAGCCCCACCTGCGGGGGCAGCAGGGCAATCAGCCCGACCTGGGTCGCCGTCATCGTTTCCACCGAGATCACCAGCGGGGCCACGTTGTTGCCGGTGGCGCCGCCCCAGTGCCCGGTGACCAGGCAACCGATGCAGGTGGTGAACCCGGCCGGCAGGATGATGGTGTACCGGCCACCGTTGAACGCGGCGGCGTTGATGTAGCCGCGGCCGGATTTGAACCCCAGACCGCGGCCCTCCAGGGCCAGCGCGAGCGCTTTGATGTCGTTGGCGCCCTGGTTCGCCGGCCCGGACGTTTCGGGGTAGGGCAGACCGCCGGCGGTGGTGCCCTGCTGGTCGGGTTGGCTCACAGGTCGCTCCATTTGGTTGTCCCGGGGATGGCCGCCCAGGTGGTCGCGGCCGGGATGTCCTGCCACGCGGTGCCGGTGGGGCCGGCCGGGCCGACGCCGATCATGGACAGGAACGTCACCGACCGGTCCACGTCGGCGTACCGGATGGAGGGGTCGGTCTGCCCGTAGGACAGGGACCCGCCCAGCCCGGTCGCGGGTGCCCCGTTCAACGCCAGCACCCAGCGGGGCACGCCGGCGTCGTCCACCGCGTAGGTGTAGGCGCCGCCCTCCACGTAGAGCTGGACGGCCGCCGCGGTGGGCGTCCAGTAGGGCAGGTCGGTCAGCGCGACCGCGTACCCCAGCCGGGTGGTGCCGCCCAGCAGGGTGAACGCCAGGTCCTTCGCGGCCTGGTCGGCGGGGTCCGCCGCGGCCAGGTCCCAGGTCAGGCCGGCGGTCCGCCAGGACGGGGACGGCTGGTGCCCGGCCAGGGTGCCGGACGCCAGGGTGTCCGCGTCGGTGGAGGTGGTCAATAGGGTGCCGATGGAAATACCCCGGGCGCCGTAGGCGGTTTCCGCGGCGGTGTCGATCAACTGCACGGACCGTTCGGTGGTCCCCGGGGTGGTGGACTGGTCCAGCCAGCGGACGGTGGCCCGGGTTATCAGGTCGGTGACCGCCCTGGTCCACTGCACCGGGTCGCGCAGCACCTGGCACGCGGACATGGGGGTGCCGGCCCCGGACCCGGGGGCCGGCGCCCACAGCAGGGTGGTCACGTCCT